GCCTTGACCTGTTCAGTCTGGAGATGTTCGAGAATATTGCCTATATTATGGCGAAGCATGCCCATCCGGATCAGGTGCCGGACACCCCGGATGAGTGGCTGGAGAACTTCAACACCTTCTCCATCTATCAGATTCTGCCTCAGTTGATTGAACTGTGGGGTCTGAACGTGCAGACGGAGGTAGAGGCAAGAAAAAACCTCGCAAAAGTGAGCGGGTAATGACCACCCCGCTCTTCATGCTGCGCTGTGTGCAGCTCGGCATCAGCATAGCCGACCTCGACTTGCTGACCATCGGGTTGGTCAATGACATGTTCACAGAGCGGCAGAACGATGAGTATCCGTATCAGGAGCTGGCATCGCAGGCTGACTTTGACCGGTTCTAACCAAACTTTCGTGCTTATATTGATTGCAAAATAAGCACGAAAGTTTGTGAGGATAAAGAAAAATCCCGTCCAGCGAATGCTGGGCGGGAAAATACTGTGATAGACAGTCCTATTCGATTTCAACATCATCAAAACCAACAAGGTCATCTTCAGTGATACCGAGACGTCGAAACAACTCTTCTTCGGAAATAAAGGGAGACGCAGTTTGTTTTAGAGAATTGATATCGTTTATAAAGACATTGTGACTGGCCAAAATTAATTCAGCGTCATCAACAACATGATAATAGCTGTATGTACAGAGCAAGTCGTAACATTCGGAAATATATCCGAGTATATCGTACTTTTTGAATAGTTCAGCACATTCGATAGGTGAAATATGCCATCTGGTCTGTGCTATGCGAAAAACCCAGCATTGCATATCTGCTATGTCAATTTCTCTTTCGGTCATGCGGAACTCCTATGCAGAAGCAGAATCGGTGGGCTTGCGAGTATCTTCAAAGACATTGCGGAGATAATCCGGGCCCTCCATCCAAAGACCAGTGGAGTAATCGAACAGTTCCTTATAAGCAGGAGAGCTCGAAAACTCAAAGAAAGCCTGATTGAAGGGAACACCTGTTTCGGTGCAGTAATCTTCGAGCATTGCACGCATGACGTTTACAGCACAGGTTTCGCGCTGTTCATCGCTGATATTATAGGTGCTTGAAGTCATAGAGATCACTCCTTACAAATTCGAGGGATTGGATTGCCTTTTCGTTGCAGAAACAGAACTGGTCTTCCAGACGATTCGGCAGTAGTGCTTTGATAGCAAAGCTATCGGCGTCTTCGGAGCCTGGCTCGCCATAAGCGCGCGTGGTGTAAAGCTGCAAGGTACGAGCAGTTTGATCATCGGCTATTTTCCCACCGATGATATCAAACTTGGCATACCGTTCCCGGACATCCGGGAACAATGTTCTTCTACGGTTTGAAGCCACAAAATGCAGCCAATTCCTATCCGCAGCGTTGAATAAGTGAATAGCAATGTCAGGATTCATATGAAGTTTGAAAACAGAAATGTAACCAATCGTTGTGCCAGTAGGCAGTCTTTCCTCGTTGACTTGTTTGTTCACAGACAGCGGAACAAAACCTTGAGCCTGCTTGTAGGAGCTTGTGACGTAGAAACCGCGTCCGAAATCTTTTCCTTGCTTGCATTTGTTAAGATCGATTTCGGACACCTGTGTGAAACTACCGTGATAGAGGAGCATTCCATTTGTTAATGTCAGCATACGGAAACACCTCGATTCTTAAGCATTTCCTCGACATCGTCCAAGGCGCACTCATAGCTGCTCAAATGGAGAAAATCATAGCATCTGGCAATAAATCCAAACACATCATTATCCTGAAATATCTTCGTGCAGGCTTCGGGAGACTTTTTCCACTTGGCTTGAGCCATACGGAAAACCCAGCACTGCATATCCGCAATGTCAATTTGATGTTCACTCATAGGGCGTACCTCCTTTGAGTACAATTTCTCAATTTAAGTATAGCTCTTTTTCCGGCTCATATCAACGATAGAATTGTAAATTTTTAAGCCCCCATAAGAAGTAACTCACGAGTTACTTTCCTACGAGTATCATATTTCTCTCGGCCTATTCGCCTTGTGCGGATGGGCCTTTACTTATACCCCGAAGGAGGTGGTTATCCGCATGGCATCCAGAATCGCAGGCATTACCGTTGAGATCGGCGGCGATACTACAAAATTATCCAAGGCACTGGAAGGCGTTAACAAGTCCATTAAAACAACGCAGGCTGGGCTCAAGGATGTTAACAAGCTCCTGAAACTGGACCCCTCCAACACCGAGGCTGTCACCCAGAAGCAGAAGATGCTGAAGGAAGCCATCGAAGCCACCAAGGAGAAGCTCACCACCTTAAAGACGGCGGCAGAACAGGCCAACCAGCAGCTTGCGGATGGCAAGATCACACAGGACCAGTACGATGCACTCCAGCGTGAGATCGTGGAGACGGAGCAGAACCTCAAATCCCTGCAGGAACAGGCGGCGGTAACCAATACGACCCTTGCCAAGATCGATGCGGTGGGGGAAAAGCTCCAGACGGTCGGCTCTCAGGTCGAGGGTGTGGGCAAAAAGTTCTTACCTGTCACGGCAGCCGTTACGGGCTTAGGTACAGCGGCTGTCAAAACAGCGGCAGACTTTGATCAGGAAATGAGCAGGGTCGCCGCCATTTCCGGTGCGACCGGCTCTGACTTCGATGCCCTGCGTGAAAAGGCCCGCGAGATGGGTGCCAAGACCAAGTTTTCCGCCTCCGAAGCTGCCTCCGCTATGGAGTATATGGCGATGGCCGGCTGGAAGACCGGGGATATGTTGGACGGCATCGAGGGCATCATGAACCTTGCCGCGGCATCCGGTGAAGACTTGGCGACTACCTCGGATATCGTCACGGATGCGCTGACTGCCTTTGGTTTGTCGGCTGTGGATTCCGGTCACTTTGCGGATATCCTTGCGGCTGCATCGTCCAGTGATTCTACCACCCAGATGAAAACGGATACCTCTAACGCATGGTCTGGTGTGGAGGCAGAAGCCCAGACCGCATGGTCGGGTGTGTCTGATTCCGTATCAACTGCCTGCACCGGCATGGCACAGTCTGTGACGAGCCAGATCGACAGCATCAAAGCATCCATGTCGGCGGCATGGTCCGGTATTGCATCGGACACCACTACGGCATGGAATGCGGTCAAGACCAACCTCACGGCAGCATGGAGCGGCATCACGACTTCTGTGACTTCCGGCCTGAACAACGTAAAGACCGCAGTCACCAATGGCTGGACACAGCTCCACACCCTTACAATATCCAGCTGGTCCGGCATCCAGTCGAGCCTGACGGCAAGCTGGAATTCTATCAAATCCGCCAGCACAACTGCGGTCAGTGCAGTCAAAACGGTTGTCACCAATGGCTGGACTAACCTGCGCACGTTGACAACATCCAGTTGGAGTTCCATCCAGACGGCACTGAACACAAGCTGGAACAGCATCAAGAGCGCAACGACAGCCTCGGTCAACGCAGTGAAAACTTCCGTCACGACCGGGTGGACGAATCTGCGCAGTTTGACAACGTCCAGTTGGAATTCCATCCAGACCGTGCTGAATACGAGCTGGAACAGCATCAAGAGTGCAACCACCAGCTCAGTCAATGCGGTCAAGAGTTCCGTCACGGCGGGGTGGAACAACCTCAGCAGCCTGACCAGCAGCAGTTGGTCGAGCATCCAGTCGGTACTCAGTTCCAGCTGGAACACCATCCGCAGCACGGCATCTTCGGCTGTGAACGCAGTGAAGTCCACGGTATCCACGGGCTGGAACGGAGTCAAGTCCACGACCAGCTCTACTTTCTCCAGTGTGCAGTCGGCGGTGTCCGGCGCAATGTCGAACCTGCGCTCCACGGTTTCTTCCGGTGTGTCCGGCATCAAGAGCAGCTTTAACTCTCTCAGCTCCATTGCTTCTTCGGCATACAGCTGGGGCAGTGACATCTGCTCCCAGATGGCGGCCGGTGTTCGTGCGGCGGCTGGCTCGGTCGTCCGGGCTGCAGAGAATGTGGCAAGTAAGGTCAGAAGTCTGCTGCATTTCTCTGTGCCTGACACTGGCCCTCTGTCTGATGCGGCGTTGTCATATCCCCAGCGGTAGAAATAACCATCGGTGGCGTAGGCTTTTTGGCACAGGGCAAAGTAGACATAAAAGCCCGCCGGGCCTTGTGCATCAATCAAGTTGTCAATAGAGGTGTCGTTTTCGAGAACGTCCACATCCCACGTCGAATAGTTCAGATTCCGCTTCGGCGGTCTGCCCATTCGTAATACCTCCGTGGGTGGATGTTACCCGCAAAACGCGCCGTCAGCGTCATACAGCGCAGGATTCGCGCGGCGGTCACTCCATCCGTACTTGATGCCGGCTTCAACAGCAGCGACCTGCGCGGGCGTGGCCGCGCCGTAACACTGATTCATGGTGCGGCATACCGTGCGACGAATTGCCAGTAGTGCGGCATCCTCTGCATCCACTGCGCAGAGCGGCGCACCTTTCACGCAATAGTAGGTATTGTCACCGGGGTAGACCTTGGCGGGCCGTCCGCAGTCGTATGGGTTGGGAACATAGGCGAACATCGGCATTCCGGGAAACACACTGGGGAACATATCGCCGATGCAGGCTTTCGGGGTTTTGGTGGTGGTGTCCATCTTGCAATCCTCCTGTTTGGTTTTTCTTCCTGCCTTGGCTTCATGCGGCGTTTGGCAGTTCATATAATGCCGGTCTTTCCCGGCTGTCAGCTATGAAAAAGTATGGAGAGAAAAAGGAGCAGCGGGCCGTCAGAATCGAACTGACCGATGCTGTGAAATCTGCGCCAGCACCCGCACATGTACCCGGCAGGCGCGAACAGGTTTGCCCGCCGGGGGATGTGGTAAAATCCCACTTAGGTGTCCGGCACCTCTGCGCGGCAGATCAGCGGCCCGCGCAGTGCCCGTTCAGTCGTTCGCACCCCTTTCTGCAAGGTGCGTTCGACTGCTGGCAGCGGTCAGTTCTGCGCCGATACCGCCAAACGCGCATAGAGTTGTTATTGACGACACATTTCACAAGCCTTGTAGTTCTCGGTGTACCGCACGGCGTTTGCACTTTGGACAGCCTGCGAAAGAATTTCAATGCGGCTGTATCCAGAAATCTGAATGTGAAGGGACGAATAGCCGTTCTTGAAGTGCAGCACCATCCAACTGCCACAGCCAGCCGTGCAGCCACAGCCGTCCGAAATTGAGTATTCCAGTTTTTCAAATTCCGGCAAACTGATACGCAGCATTTCCGAAATACTACGCATGAAGTTTGTAGTCGGTGGGCATCCGTGGCACATAGCGTAGACAGCTTCAACAGCTGACGGCGGCATGATCTTTGCGGCGTGGTCTGCCTGTTCGGCTATGCTGGTGAACAAATCGGCAAGGGCCTGCGCCTTGGCGGTAAGCTGTTCTAATTTTTCGTTGGCTTCGTCAGTGTTCAGCGTGACGGCAATTTCGACTTCTTTATTCATTCTGTCCCTTTCTTTGTATCCGCCGGGGAACGGCCACGGCGCTTGATGTTCTGATCGACTGTCTGCTGTGCCTTGACGGCGCTGTAGACTTTACGCCCGCCGGGGAACCGTTCGTCGGTATATCCGCGCGGCAGTTC